AGAATACACCCTAAAAATGCACTAGAATTTCTAAATAGAAAAGATGTTACTGTAAATTCGGATTTAAAATTTAAGTTTGGATTTTTACAAGGCCAAATGTCCCAAACTCAATTAGCAAAAATCCAAGATATTGATGCTAAATATGACCAAAACGGGATTCAAGTTACCTTAAAAGCATTAGATGCAGGACACTATTTAAAAAAGAATTCAAATAATAAAGTATTTAAAAATAAAACAAGTTCTGAGATAGCTTATGAAATTGCAAATGACAGGGGAATTTCTAGCGATATTGATTCTACTACAGAAAAGTGGGAAAATATGCCACAAGGAAATTTATCGGATTTACATTTTCTTAAGAAGCTTTGTAACTTGGAAGATGATTATGTTTGTTATATCCGTTCCGGTACCTTATATTTTAAGAAACGTGGATTAGATAATGAAAGTAAAATCACTTATACTTATGGAGAAGATGATAGAGTAATTTCGTTTGCACCCAAACAAAGAACTACAGGAAGGGATGGTTCAAATTCTACTGTAAAACTTACACAAACTAATCCTTATACTGGGGAATCAAATTTAGAAACTTTAAAAACAGAAACTCAAGACAAACCTAAGGTTCTGAACAATAAATCATATAACTATGATGCAAATGGGAATCCTTTAAATACTACCGTAAAAAAAGACCCAGGACGTTCTAAAACGATGGTAAAACAGACCCAAAATAAAAATGAAGCCAAGAATATTAGCAATAATATGAATAAGAAGGAGAATCTTAATTCGAATGAAGCTACATTGATTATAGAAGGAAATCCATTATTAGAACCCAAGGAGATTATTACAATGAAAGGAGTAGCAAATCGCCATTCTGGAAATTGGCAGATTATAGAAGTAAAACATAGAATTTCTGGAAGTGGATTCACTACTACTCTAGAATTGAAAACTAATGGAACAAATGATGCTGGGAACATTGGGAAAACTCCTAAAAAAGGTTCTACCAATAAATCGGTTGGACCAGATAAAAAATCTAATACAAAAAAGATACCTACAAAAAAAGCTAAAGTTTATAATTATGATGTAAATGCAAACGAAAGATGATAGCAGAACTTAAAAATATAATCATAGAGCACGGACTTGAATATTTTGGGAGATATTATTCTTTCTATAGGGGAGAGATTGTAAGTAATGAAGACCCTAAATTTTTGGGAAGATTGAAAATAAAAGTTCCGGAAGTATATGGAGAAGATGTTCCAGAATATTGGGCTTGGCCTAAAGGAATGCCTTCAGGTAAAAATATCGGACTGTTTGCTATTCCGTCCGTCGGGGATGGAGTTTGGGTCGCTTTCGAGAACGGCGACCCTCGCTTCCCCGTTTGGGAATATGGAAACTTTAGAGAAAACGAAGTTCCAGAAGATGCTAAAGTAGATGGAATAAAACCGAATAATTTTATACTACAGTCTAAGTCTGGGCACAAAATAGAATTAGATGATAAAAATGAATTGATTCGAATTAAAGACAAACACGGAAATATAATAGAATTAAATTCAGAAGGCGTTTCTATAATTTCTGAAAAAATTAGTTTGGGTACTTTAAATGGAAGTGAGGAACCAGCAGTTTTAGGAGATACACTACACGAGTTATTAAAAGAATTTTTTAATGATATTGGAAGCTTAGAGACCATTGTAACTTCTAATGGAGTTACTGATGCTATTCAAACAGCAGCAAATTGGGGTACAGTAAAATCAAAATGGGAAAGTAAATGGGAAGACTTTAAATCTGAAAAAGTTTCATTAGATAGTTAAAAATTAAAATTATGGCAGTAAGTTTATCAGCAATAAAATCAGCAGCAAAACAAGGAGTTAAAACAGCTTCAGAAAGTGCGAGGGGTGCTTCAACGATAGACGAAGCATTAGAATTACAAGCAGAAGGAATTGCGGAAGCTATAAGACAAGCATTTGAAACCTTTTTAGCACAAGCAAAAGTAAATGGTGGAATTTGTTCAAATGGAGGACCGATAGCTAATGCAACAATAACTTAAAGAGATGAGTGAATTAAAATATTTAGGACAATCTTTAAAATTCCCTTTACAAGTAGTAAATGGGAAGATTGCTATTGGGGATTCTAAAGAAGCAATAGAGCAATCGTTATTGACAATATTAGGAACAGAAATTGGGAGTAGGTATTTTTTACCAGAATACGGAAGTAGACTACACGAATTAATGTTTGAACAAAATGACGAAATACTTTTTAAGCTAGCTTATACTTTTATAAAAGAAGCTATAGATAAATGGGAAAAAAGAATTAAGTTTATAGACGTAAATTTCTATCAAAATGAAGAGACTTTAGAATGCAACATTTCCTATAAGATTTTATCTACAAGTGAAGCTTTCAATTTTATATTTCCATTTTATAGAAAATTAAATTATTAGAATTATGGCTTTAGAAAATACTTGGGTCGGTTACATACAAAGAAGTTATTTGCAAATTAAAAATGCAATACTTTTAAAATTTCCTCAGGAAGTTCCAGAACTTACAGACCATACAGATAACAATATATTTGTAAGGATGGTAGGAGTTTGGGCTGGACTTACAGAACAATTGGGCTATTATATAGATAATGCAGCAAAAGAAACTTTTTTATCGACCGCACAAAAATATGAATCAGCAATCAAAATTGCTAAAACTTTTGACTATAGGATTAGGGGGATTAAAAGTGCAACTGCTGATGTAACTTTTACCTTAATGAATCCGATGTCTGTAGATTATTTGATACCTTCGGGGACTAAGGTTTCTACTGTAGATGGAATTCCTTTTATTACTATTTCAGACCAAGTTATTTTAGCAGGAAACGTTGAAAAAATAATCCCTTGTAAACAGGAGGTTTTAGTATCTACTGAATTATTAGGAACTTCAAATGGACTTAAAAATCAAAAATTCGAATTAAGTAATGATATTGTAGACAAATCAGTTCAAATCATTATTAACAGTGAAGCTTGGATTTTTCAAGAAACTTTAGCTTATTCAAATTCTACGGATAAACATTATACAACTTCTACAAATGAAGATGGAAATTTGGAAATTATATTCGGGGACAATATTCAAGGTAGAATCCCAGCTAATACAATCCAAATATTTGTAAGTTATTCAACCAGTTCTGGTTCCTTAGGAAATTTAGCAGAGCATTCAATTACTATATTGACTACTAATTTAACTTTTCCAGAAACTAATACACTTACAGTAGACAACTTAAATCGTGCTTCTGGAGGCGCAGATTTGGAATCTTTAGCAGATTTAAAGAAAAGAATCCCACTATCAATACGAACCCTTAATCGAGCCGTAACTTGGCAAGATTATCAAGATATTGCAGAACTTCAACCAGGGGTAGAATCAGCTGGGGTAGTTTTCAAATGTGGAAAAACAGTAGATGTGTATATTGTACCCGAAGGAGGAGGTATTGCTTCTGAAACTTTATTAGAGGAAGTCAGAGATGCTTATTACGATGAAACTAGAATGGTAACTACACAAGTACGTGTATTAGCAGCCGGAGAAATAGCTTTAAAAATTCAAATTGAATTGAAAGTTTTAAATACATTCAATAGAACTGTAACAGAAAATTTAGTAAAATCTAATCTGATTCAATACATAAACCAAACAAATAGAAAAGTTTCGGGGAGTGTAGAAATAGGTAACTTATATGAAATTGTAGAAAATACAAGAGGAGTACAACATTCTAAAATTTCTTTAATTCAAGCACTTCCTTATGCAAGAATTACTTCAGGAATTTCGGTATTAGATTGGACACGTATTTTAAAACCTGGTAGCACAATCAATACCAAATGGGAAATTAAAATAAATTCTACTGGAGAATACGAACTTACAAAGAATGGAATTTATGCTGGAACCCACGCATTAGGAACTTTAATAAATCTTCCGGAGATTGAATTCACTGTAAATCCTCAAGCTTATTTGGTTGGAGATTCTTGGGAATTTTATACCTATCCCTATAATGATTCAATTCAATTAGAGGAACCAAGTGTATTTGCTTTATATAATACTAATATTCAAATAAATTCTACAGGTGGCTTTTAATCTTAAAAATATAATATTTTCACTATTTACTCCTCTCGATTATAGAATGGACGTAAATAAGGATGCAAATGGAAAAGGACTTCACCAAAGGTATGAGGAAATGTTAGCTTCAGATATGGATGTAGAATTAATTCCATATTTAGAAAATTTCTTAGACAATATTTCTGTTCCAGATACGGTATTAGATAGATTCATTCCCTACTTGGAAGATTTATATGGAATTCCAGCATTAAGTTCGGATATTGAAATTCGTAGAAAACTAATTAAAAATATATTCAATATTTTAAAAGTAAAAGGAACCAAACTTTCTTATGAAATTGTTTTTAAAATTCTAGGATATTCTACTGTTGAAATAGTAGAATACTATCCTAGACTTACATTCGATAGCATAATTACTTTCGATGACCCAATAAGAACATTTGATTCTGGAGATTGCTATCCTTGTTCTCCTTATGATTTATATCTTACAGGACCTTATTCAACTATTACTTCAGAACAATTACAAATCATACTAGCAGCAGTATATTGGGTAGAACCTATAAATGCAAAATTGAAAAAAGTTTACTACAATGAATTAGAATTAGAAAACTTTACTATATTTATAGACAGTAACGGGGATTTAATCTACGATGCTGATTCAGATGTATTTACGGATTTTAATTTACTAGAAAATGGGGATTTATATACTAATGATAATCATATTTTTATCGATAATAACGCTAATTTATTTCAAGATGGCTAAAAATTTAGGGAACGTGGCAGGAGTGGTTCGAGGAATCAATCCTCCAAAAGAAGCAGATGGTAGTACTGAAAAGAGATATGTAATTTGGGCAAAACAATTACATACTACTCCAGTGTCGTACCAACTTATGTATTTTGATTTTATAACAAATCAATGGGTACCTTTAACAGGACAGACTTTACAAGAATTGAATTTAATCAAGCAACTTGCATTTGGTAGTTTAAATACTACAGAAATTCAAGCTGGATTAGGACAATTAGGAGGAGCAAGTATTTTGGAATATTTATTGAATCAGAATACAAATAATTGTAATTCTTTCAAAAACTGCCTAAATAATTTGCCTATCGTTAACGTAGAAGATTTATATGGTTCTGGATTTGTAGTAGCTTTAGAATATAGAGCAAACTTAAAAGCAATTGAAATGGGATTAAAACCTGGAGATGCTTTTTGGCTTAGATTAGAAGGTACAAAAGAAGTTCCTTTAGTATTATGTAGAGTGCGAGAAACTTCAGCAAGTTCTGGAAGTGGTTCGGGTTCTGGGGAAGGTTCTAATGGAGGTGGCGGAGGAGTTATAGATGCTTGGCTAAATGCACATTATTTACCCATAGGAACTTCTAATGATGCTTTATTTGGAGGAGCACAAATGGGACCATACGCTAGAATTGCAAAATTAGAGGGAACGGATATTTTAACCGGAGAATTTAGTTCAACTGGAATTAGTCAAGTTAATTCTTGGAGTGGGAATCTTTTAAATTATAATGGAGATTTAATACCTTTTAATACAACACAATTTATTAATGGAACATTTAGATTTACAACACAAACTATAAACCTAGACGATATTAAGGAAATACAAATTTCTATTCCAGCATATAATGCTGGTGGAATTTTATATACTTCTGGACAATATATTTGGAAACGACAAATATTAACTAATTTTAGTACCATACCCCAAAACCCTAACTTCTTGATTGAGAGAGTAATTTTACACAAAGTGGGTACAACTATGAAAACTTTTGTTAAAACTAATAAAGATTTATTAGTTTTAAGAAACGGGGCAATACACGATGTACTCATAAACCAAAGAGCATTACAAAACGAACAAAGAAACGCAATTTTGTATGGTACCCTAGGATATTATAATACTTTGTATAATTTTACAGACTTAGTAGCTACAGAATTACTATTAAATTATGCAGGGAGTCCTAGCGGAAATTTAGGAAGGATTATACTACCAAGTGGAGAGAACGAAGACTTATTGGATTTAACAACTTTAAGTGTAACTTTTAATGCCATAAAAAAAAAAAAAAAAAAGCAGTATTTAGTTTTTGGGACACTACAG